GCCTGCAATGGTGTAGTAGGTAGTATTGGCGTTGCCAATGACCGCAAATGACTGAAACCCATCAACCGAGCCATCTAGCGTGATCGTCCCTGTACCTGTCGAGGTGGTGGTCTGTCTGACCCGATCAGCTAAAACAAGGCTCATGCTATCTCCACGCCTATTACTAAGCCATCAGCACCCCTGATAACTTTTTTGGGTGCGTTAAGCCTTTGCATGGCAGCGCCAATGTTTTGCATTGATTCGCCGTGCATATTGGCCATCTGATCGTGCATCAGCGCCATCTTGTCCATTGCTTGAACAATTGTGCCGCCCAGCTCATTAGTTATTTGTGCAGACGCTGCTTCAATGACCGGTAAATCGACACCAGGGTTGCTACCAATCCTTGCCACCATGATCTTAGTCGCAGCATCAAGCTCTGCTTTCCATCGTTCATATTCTTCCTTTCCAGCCATTTCTCGGGCTTTAATTTGGAGTTCGTTGTTTTGCTTGGCAGTCTCAAAATCCGCTTTCATTTGTGCCAATTGCATATCTGCTTGAGCTTTTGCTTGTTGCATCTGCATATCAAGTTGCGCTTGTGCTTGCGCCAATTGTGCATCTGCTTGCATTTTCATCTGCTCAGATTGCGCTTGAGATTGCATCCGCATCTGCTCTGCCTGTTGGTCTGCTTGCATTTGCATCATCTCGGGAGATGGGCGAGGCGGCTGTTGTTTAGCCGCATCCGCTTTATCTTGCAAAGCTTTCATAGCTTTTTCTACGGCGCTCTCCAACCCACGGCCTGCTCTATATCGGCGCACCAAGAACAATAGCATCTCGGAAGCCATTGGCAAGGTTTCGGGCGCTTGGGTCATCATGGGGATTGCCTCACGCAAGAATGCACCAATAGCTCCTATTGCCTCTTGTGCGCCTTGCTTTTCTGCTTGCTCATCAATCTGAGCCAAGCTATCAGCCTCAACCGCAATGTTGAAGTCGCGTATGGCGCTGTCGGACAACATTTGCAACGCCGCTTGCAACATCTGCGGGTCTTGACCATCTGTGGTGTTCATCACACCTGACATTTCAACAATCAGCTCGGGCGGGTAAAACTTACATATAACTTGTGCCTTGAGCTTAAAAATATCGGTAGCAAACCGAGCCACATCGCCTTGACTGCTCTTTAACCGCAAACTTCCAAAGTTAGCTTTAAGTTGTTGAGCGCCAAGGGTTTCTTGGGCTTTAGACGATCCACGCAAGATGTCCGATATGCCCATGATTTCGTAGATGGACTGCTTGACCTGTTCCCTTGCCGCATACAACTCACGCAAGGTAATGATGATCTGCGAGGTATCCATCATGTCGATAGCGCCTTTTAAGCCGCCTTTTTCCGACATTGCCGCCCATGCGGTCACAGGGAATAGCTTGTTGTCTACGCCCTCGCTAAACATCCGAGCCAATTCTTTAAATTCGGCATTAAACACGCCCACTGCTTTACAGGCTTTGGTCAACAAGTAAATACGCTGCGTTAAGTTATCTAACTCTTGCGCTTGATCTTCGTACTCGCAAAAGTCGGGGACGGGAATCATTGTGCCGGTGGTGGTGGTTGCCATCAACGGCTTGGGGCATGGGAAGAACTCATCAAGCTTTAACGGGTCATCCCTCTCATCTAATGCTTGTGGATAACCTTTGGCAATCCAACAAACCTTGGCTGTGCGCTTGTTCCAAATCTCATAGACCATTGCCTTTTTGTCGTAAGTCATCTTGGCGGTCATGGGATTTTTGCCGTCCATGTCGGTGTTTGAGCTAGTCAAACTTACGTTTTTAAATACGTCCCCAAAGCGCTTAACGCCCTCTTCCTTGGTCATGTAGACCGCCCGAGCTACCCACCACACTTCGTCCCATGTGCGAGCCGGTGAATGCAAGAAGTCAGCCCAGTAAACGTAATCAATTGGGCTGTGAGCCGCATCAATGCGCTCGGTTGGGTCTTCTACGGTGTTATAGACTTGCGATTCATCTCGCTCCATCTCACCCTCAACCTCAGGGGTCTCGTTGACAATAACAGGCTCGTAGCGAATCCATGCCGTACCGCGACCAGGCAGCAATCGGTCTTGTACCGCCCCACTCATTGCCGCATCAAAGTCACCAAATTGCGTGGTTTCATACTCCATCACACGCTCAAGCATGGTTGACGCAAGGCGACCCACGGGGTCTTGATCCATGTATCGGCGTGAAACCTCGGGCTTGGCTTGTCTGCCGTACAGCGCAGGGAAGAGCACTTGGATGTTTGACCATAGGATGTTGAACTTCATCCTTGGCATTTCTATGGCATCACGTTCATCCCGATAGCGCTTAACAACCTTTAGACCACGCTTTTCCCACTTATCAAATATCTTGATGGCGGTTTCTATTTGATCGTGCCAATAAGGGCCAGCGTCCTCGCCCTCATATGCGCCGGTTTCATCGTACATGGCTAGTTACCGCTGGCAAAGAAGAATGTCACATCCAATGCAGCGCCTGCAATTGTTGCGTGTAGGCTTGTCCCCACATTAGAGGGATAAGGATGAAACCCAATTGCGGGGGTAATCGTGCCGGACATGACCGTACCGCTTGCGCCGCCATCTCTAAGCACCAATGTGCCTGCGGTTGTGCTGTTAACGTAAAAACCAATCAACTGGCATGGGCCGGTAGAAACCGCCGCCGTTGCCGTTAAGTTTTTATATGCACCTACTTCTGCGACTGGCTGGCTCATATGCGCTCCTCTTTATGTTGTATCTCGTAGTCCCACAACTCATCAAGTGTGATGGTTTGTAGGGTCTTGCCCTTGGGCGGTGTTTGATCTTTTGCCTCTTGTCTATAGGCTACTGCAAGCATTCTAAACGCATCTGCGGGGTGTGAGCACCAATCATGGCGTGGAGTTTGACGAAAAGTTTTTTTATCTTCATCATATTCCCGCTGATATTGCCTTAACGCTTCCAACCCCTCATCGCATCTAGAGTCAAAATAACAGTTTGGCAAAATCATCCGCACCGCTTGGATGCCGTCTTGTATGCCAATCTCAGGCACTATGGCTAACTTGCTCATGCCGCCAAGATGTGCAGCCAATTGCTCAACAATAGACTTACCCCCCGAGGCCAGCGTCTTTGCCCTTGCGTCATGCGGTAGGTAATGGCGGGTGTATCGGTATCCTTTGGCGTTGACCGCATTGGCTATTTCCTCAATGCTTGCCCCCGACACGGCGTAATAGTCCATTACCCTGACCTCGCCCCTGACCACTTGCCACCACCAAATAGCGGTGTCGTCCCGATAACCCAAGTCCCATGCCGTGTAAACAGGTGATTCAGGCTCAAAGGGTAGCTCTCTAATCCTGCCCTCATCTTGAGCCAAGCGCATTTCTTGCCCATAAAACGCCCCAAGGATAGCCGCATCAAAGCTACATTCATATTCTTGGTCGTATTGATCTTGGCTCAATTGGGATTGTGCTGCTTGCAATTCCGAGTCGGGCAAGAGCTTAGACACCGAGGCGGGTAGCCTCAACAGAAACCAATCCGGTACTACCTGGCTAACCTTGTAAATGTCGTGAAACTGGTTTTTGCCCTTTGGCGTACCACCAAACACCGCCCAGCCCATAGTGCTTGACAAAGTTGGTCTTACCACATTACCCCAAACACTAGGCTTGAAGTCACCGTATTCGTCAAGGTAAACGCCGTTAAATCCCATGCCCCGCATAGCGTCTGCGTTGTCTGAGCCAAACAGCATGATCTTTGCGCCGTTCACCAGCTCCACAGATAAGTCGGACTCGTTTGTGGCTTTTGTCACAGGGGCAGCGTAATACTTGAGGTAATCCCAAGCCACTCGTTTAGCCTGGCTGCGGAATGGTGCAATGTAAGCGTATTGGGCGGATCGATTGCCCTCGGTGATTGCTCGCTTTATTAGGTCATTGATTGCCGCTACGGTCTTACCGGCTCTACGGTGGGCTACCAAACAAGACCATCGCTCACTCCTATTGTGGAATGGCATAAATGCCGCCCTTGGGCTATAGGGCAATATTACTTCACGCCGCCCCATGTCACCACCATTTCTACCGGCCCGTCATCCTTGCCAGTAATCTCAGTTCTTGCCAACTTGGGTACATGGTACTCAACCACGCTTTGGAATAGCTCAAAGGCTTTTGCGGGGTTGGGTTTTATGTCAGCCTCGGGAATGCCATTAGCGACCTCATCAAGCCATTGTGCAAGTCGGTGGGCATTACCATCCACGAACATCGCTATCGCCTCTCTAGCTTGCGCCGTGACCTTATTAGGCGTACCTACAATGCGACCACCCGCTTTCTTTCTAGTTTTAACTACTTTAGTTTCAGTATTCATAATAAAGCATTAGGTTACTCCGTTGGTACGGAATATCTTAACTCTTGGGGGGTTGCAAATGTGCTTTGACCCGAGCCCATACGCTTTTGGGCATAGTCTTGTGCTTTTTTGATTATTTGTGGCGTTGGCTCTTGTCCGGACTTTAGCCAATCAATCTCTTGTTTGTTAAGGGTCGGCACTAACAATGGATGTGAAACCATTTTGCCGTTTTGATCATAAGCGCTGGAAAACTCGGTCATTGCGCCGCCTTGGTTGACAGGTATCTCACCAAAGAAACCTTTGCCTTTTAGTGTGGCATCAGTTAGGTTTTGTCCAGTTTCCAAATAGCGTGCGCCGCTAAGACCAGGCTCTCGGCTCAACGCTTGGGCTAACAAGCTGTAATCGGGCTTTGCTTTGTAATCATCCATCAACAAGCTCCCTCATTTTGATCAAGCCATTCATCATACGGCTTTTGGTGTTAAACCATTGCTTGCTAAAGTCGCAATCTTGGTAATGGTCAAACTCGGGGATGCCTAGCGTGTAATGGGCAATCTTGGCGTTCTTGTTCTCTTGCTCGCCAACTAGCACGTTCCATTCTTTTGGTAACTCACCGATAAGTGAATCAGGCAACCAACCGAATCGGTGAAGCTCTGCACCTGTGTGGTCATCCACAAATTCAGGCGTTAATACCTTGTTTCTCATGTGATCGCAATTCCAAAGTATTAAACTTGACCAATTCTTTCGGGGGTAGTCCCGATTCGCCGATTCCATCGGTGTACCAATGTATTTCTTTGGGTGCTTAGTTTGATATTCATGCTTGACCACTTGCACCGCCTTGGTTGGGTCAAATAGCTTGTTAAGCTCATCAATGTTTGACAGCATAAGCATATCGCTGGCATCCATAAATATTGCCCTACCGCTAAATTTGGTAAAGTAGGGGACTAAAAACCTTTGATAGATAAATGCGTTTGTGCCGTCCCTTTGCTTGCCAAAGAATGGCGTAATGGCTACCGGCTCGCTAGTGCGCTCAATCAGGCTTTGGCAAAACACATGGTAGCCAACAGCCTCCCTTGGGTCGTAGCCAGCAAATATCCTGATCATTTAAATGACAATAAATAGATTGTGCTATCAATCAACGCCGCTATCTCATCCACAATATTTTGCAATTGGGTGTCATCGGGCAAAGCATCACGGTTTTTATAAACGTAATCTTTGATGCTAGTCAAATACTTAACAGGGTCTTTGGCGTTGTGAAAATTCTCAGGGAAATCCTTGATTTTCTCGTAGCACCCCGAATAAGCCTCGGCGTAGGTGTCAGCTAGGTCAACAATGGCGGGGTAGTATTTACCCAAAGCCTTATGCACGGCGTAAGA